AGGTGGAATAGACTCCACTAATTCAGACCAGATCATCCAATCAATGCCCATTGCCTCATTAGCCTCAGCCATTGTCTTAGCTGTGTGACCACCATTGGGAATCTCATCACGCATTGAGCCATAGATACCTACAGGCTTACCCTGTTGCTTATGATGACAGTCTGTGCCCTTCAAAGGCACATTAGACTCGAATAGGCGGTGTCTGCGTACCTTTAGACCAAATGCGCTACCGCACACCTGTATAGGGTTAATCAGAGGCGATTGAGGCACATTCTCAATGATGTAAGGCTTACCCGAAGCAATCAAAGCCTCACGCACCTCTGGGATCATGTCTATCTTGGTCGTGCTTTTGCCCTGTGCATTGCGTAGGTGCTTAGTGGCTGAGTGTGTCTGGCAAGGTGGACTGGCAGCAATGACATCGAACTGTGACAGAAACTCAGTATTGAGATAATCACGCACATCGCCACGAATGTAAGTAAATGGGTAACGCTTGCCATGCTTAACATCTATGCCAGTAACCTCAAAGCCAGCCCTTGCATAGCCAGCACTAGCCCCACCAGCACCACAGAATAGATCTAACAGTTTCAATCTTTGCCCCATCCTGTTCCCTTGAAGTGTATTGGATTAGCTGCAATTACCTTAGTCATAGGCTCATTACAATAAGTGCAAGGAATTACTGGTCGATCGTGCCATCCGTGGGTAATCTCTTGACTGAGATCACATTCTCTGCATGTGTAGTCGTAGGCTGGCATGTTAGACACTTCCTTATCATGTAAGACCCACAGGCTTCACAGCGGTCAATGTCTGCCTCTGTGGGTTCGCTATCAAGATGACCGTATTTAAGTATAAGTAGCGGCAAGAGATCCTCAAGACGGATGATGGCGGCATACTCACGCGCATCTTCACCTTGTCCGTTGAGTCTAATCACTCCAAAGCCTAATTCCCCCGAAATGGCTGTACGAGCTTTTAATTGTCTTAGATACGCCAAAGGTTGAAAACCAGCACGAGCTTTAACCTCTACATCGAACGGAACATTGACAATGTCCTTGCCGCTACCTCGCCCAACCGTTGCACCACTCCACACAGTCGATAGGTACTGTGCGACTACGCGTTCGGTTCGGAAACCTCTGTGTTTTCTATGCTGTGTCACAGCTCAAGTCTATCCTCGCACTTGGTACATAAGAATACGACTAGACCATCATCTCTGACATACTCGTTAGTATGATGAAAGATGTCACAGACTGTGCAGTTATTGACTCCACCATAGCCGCTGAAGTCGTATCGTGCGCTTGGGTAATGAGCTGGTGTGATGAAGTATTTAGCCATTATCCCAGTCTATCCCTGTGCGGTCGGTGTTAAAGACAGCGTAAACAGATAGGAAGTTAGCAGCTGGTCTTTTGACCATGTTCTGATCATAGTAACCAATGCGCTTAGCAGGTATTACGAAGAATGGGTAACCATGCTCAACATACATTGCGCGCCTTTTAATGCCACCCAGCACATCCAATGGCAGCATGAGAAGACTTGGCTTGCCGTACTTGTAAACCTGACTAATAACTTGATCCTTCATGCTGAAAGGTGGATTGGTTATTAGATAGTCAAATTGGTAACTGTCCACTTCTAGGAAGTTGGTCATGCCATGCAACACAGTGTGCCCATGTTCTTTGAGCGTTTGCACGAACAAGCTATGATCTGAGTCAAATGGACACATGATGACACTTCTTGGTTTAGGTTGAAGTATGCTGATGGCTTTGTTCACAGTTTCTTGGTCTGTGTACCACTCATCTGAATAGGTCGCGCTAACCATTTACAGCGTGACACTTTCTACATTGCCAAGCACCAACAACGGGTTCGTTGTCCTTGAACTTAATCTCTGCAATGATGTCGTGAGCTTCTGTAGGCTCGTTACACATCTGGCAGTTAATCGTGTCAAATAGTGGCACATCTTCTAGATTAGTCCATGAGCCTGTTGTCTCATCAAAGTATTCTACAAAGCCCATGCTATGCCCACGCTTTCTGAGGTTGGAACTTGCCGTCTGAGCCTAGTGTGTACCACTTGGTAGGGCATCGATGAGCCGATGAGATGGCTGAGTTGCAGAAGTATCCACCCCAAGCCTTGCCGTTCTTCTCGCCCTCTTTCCACTGCATGTGCCCATGTTCACAGCTTGGTGCTTCTACAGCTTCAGGTGTTCCAATGATTGCGCTGACAGTCTCCATAGCCTTCTCAAGGGTCACAGGCGCATCAACGACCTTGTTGTATTGACCTACAGGCGTAGTCCAGTAATCCTGTTCTTCTGTCTGTGCTTGCACTTCTGCAACGCTAGGCTTCTCAGGCTTCTTGGCTACAACCTTGGTCATTTCCTCGCGGCTTGGTCTCTTTCCTTTAGGCGCATAACCTGCATTTGCAAGTGCTCTGCCGATCGCTGAAGTCTCGCAATTCTCCAGTGCTGAAGTCTGATTAACACCACGCTGAGACACTGTTTCCTCAGCGTACCCTGTTGCCCACGCAACGCCATCGCTAGCATCCTTAAATAGATAAGCCTTAACAATGTATCGAGTTGCCTCGACCACTTCAAGCTCTGTTGCAATGCGGAATGATGGATAGTCCTTAATAAACTTTTCAAGTCTCACCTCGACTGGTTCGTAATCGGCTAGATTAAACATAAAGCTCATTCTCCTCTGTTGCTAGTTGTCCTGCGAGAGCTCCATAAGCGCATAAATCAATCCAAGTGTCGATCTGTTGCGCGGACTGATTAGTGCGTGCAAGCTTAACGAGCACCATGATCCCTGCCACTTGATAATCGTGGATTGGTGTTTGTAAGTATGCACTGAGGAGCATTGCGGTGTGTTGCAGGTTATCCGAAGGGTGACCGTACGCAATTCCGCGTTGAGAGATCGTGTCTGTGGCTGTGAGCAAGATTTCACTGGCTTTCATTCCTGCCCCTTGATGCTACGCCCACGATGGTAACCATCTCTTACGCCCTTGTCATAGCTTCTGCGCTGGACATCAAAGATTGCGACTGAAAAGCCTACAATCATAAGGATGATGCAGATAAGAAGCAGCTTGTCTGTGTTTGCCATTCTTAGCCCTAACTGCTCGGGAGTTTCCCTCACAGACTTAGTGTTGCATAGATGACAGACTAATCAAGCACATTTAGATAACGAAATGATAACGATTATCTAGGTCTGCCGTAGGACTTTCCTGCCACGATGAAGGTGCCGTCCTTCTCAATGTTGATTAAATCCACCTGCACCTTGGCCTTGTTCACATAAATGATAGCGAAGGCTTGCTGCCAGTTCGCAACGCCCTTGGTGTAAGCAGCTTGCTTAAAGTCCATGAGATTGCCTACCTCGACACCATGCAGAACACGCCCTATGCGCCCCCCAGAAGCCTCTGAGAAGGCACTACGACCTGCTCTGTGAGTATGTCCTGAGATGACATTCTTGCCATGCCTACGAGCCGCCTCAAGGGCTGATAAACCCCCCTGTGGCTTTATTGGTGTGTGGTCTCCATGGACTGCTATCCAGTTAGGTGCAATAGGCATTGGGTTCTTATGGAAGGTAATACCTAGCTCGTCAAAGCGCATAAACTTCTCAAAGCGTAGCTCTGGCAATGCACCGAACGCTGGCACTTTAGCCATGATGATGTTATACAGGCGATCCGTATGATTCGATCTTATGCAATCTGTTACGCCTAACTCCCACAGTAGATCGACTGCCTCATTGCGGTCATCGTCTAGGGTCTGGGCGTAGCTGCCCATGCGACCTTCTTCCCACTTGCTAATCTGTGGTAGGTCGATCTCATCGCCAATGGTGACTACTTGGTCTGGCTTAAACTTCTTGATAAAGCTTGCAAGGTTACGGGTTGCAACCCTGTCATGGTAGGGAACTTGGAGATCCGATACTACGACAATTCGCTTAATAGTCATCCTCATCATCCTCGTAATCCCCGAACTTCTCAGGGTCTATTGGGTCTGGCAAGATCCAACGAGGATAAGAGGGAACATCTGTAATCATAAACAGAGATAAGCCTTCACTAAAGCCAGCCTTACGCAATGCCTTGTAGTACTCATTAAGAGCAATACAGTGCGCCTCTAGCTTTGAGTAACCTTGATCCTCTAACGCCTTCGATGCTTTTCTTGCCATGACAGAATTATCGCTCTAGTAGGATGTTATAGATCTCATCGACACGCGCATGAAGTCGCTTGATCTCAGCTAGTAGGTGTGTAATAACGAAACCTGACAAGCCGCCTAGCGTTACAAGCGTGGCGATGTAGAGCTGAAAGAAATCAGTCTGACTCACTTCTTATCTACCTCGTCAATGGCTGCTTCTAGTGCATCGACAATAATGTCTGCTGCTGACTTACGAGCGCGGTATGACTTAATTGCTGTGCGTAGTGCTGGAAGGATTGCGACACCGGCAACGCCAGCGATGATGAGAAGTAGATTATCCATTAGATGCTCCTAACATAGGTACTTGAAAAAAAGCACCATCATTGTCAGCTTCTTTCTTAAAGCTAACATGCATGTGCTTAGTGTGCTTGTTCGCCCCTGTGTACTTGCGCCATTTCCAGTTGAGGATGGGTGAGCAGATCTGCCCATCGAAAATGATGTAAGCAATACGCTTGTCTGTTTTTCCCTTGGATAGGGTACGAAGCTGATCAGCAAGATCTCCCATGATGTCTGGCTTTCCACCTTTGTGAAGGTCTTTGTCCACATCAATGGCACGAACCCAGCCCTCGCCATCAGGATTATGATCTGACTTGCGAGCAGCGTGTCGGGTATCACCGATCCAACCATCCGATGTGCGGTCACGATCTGGGAATGAGTCATCGACCTGTTCCCTTAACTGTGATGCAGCCTTAGAGAGTCTTGGCTTCATTAGCCTTTGCGATCATTTCATCATAAATTGCTTTAGGCATAGAAGTGAACTCGCCATTGCCACGATCAATAATGACATGCTGAGAAACTTCCTCGGTTACTGGATCTGTTTGTTCAATGATTTCAATTTTTTCCATTTTATAACTCCGCGTTCAAGGCTAGATAGCCAGTAGTTGAATTACTTACAATAACTTTTGTTGGTCTAAATTGAGTCATTGAGCCTGTGGTGAAATTGATGTATGCGCCATCTGGTGAATACTCACCGCCAGAGAAAGCAACCGCTGAGACAGCCGCTCCAATAGTTGAGTCGTTACATTGCAGAGTGCTGTAATCGATGGATGTTGGTGATGTTCTCATTGTTACAGGGAAGCGAACAAAACCCATCACATTTGTAGTACTTGAAGCGAAACCTAAGGCGATAGCACCATAAGCACCTGCACTTGGACCTGTGCGCCAGTAGTAACGCTGACAAGCGGCTAATTCTCCTTGAATTGTTCCTGTTGCAGTCTGGAAAGATGTAGCAGATGATCCCGCTTCAATCTGAACGCCCCAGATTTGGAAAGTATTATTCTGAATACCAATAGATGAAGCTCTAGTAGCAAAAGTCGCACCTGCTGAAACCCACAGCAATAGCTCTAAGCATGAGTCAGTGCCAGTTGTAATGGTTTTACCTGATACAGATGGAACTGAGATAGTTACTGAGTAACGCGCCCATGATGTAGATAAAGTCACGGCACCACCAGCAGTAAAGACTCCGGGTGTAGTTCCACCTGTGCCGAATTGCTGCGCTAATTCAACACCGATCTTAGGTGTGCCTGATGCAGCTTTAGCCCAGAATGAAACAGTTACAGTCTGACCTGCGAAAGTTCTAACATCTTCAATCTTCTGATCAAAGATCGCATAATCTCCAGAAGCTGACTGACTTGCAGTAATTCCCTGAACATAAGTCTTTCCTTCGTATCCTGATACTGGAGCAGTTCCGGGGGTGAAGGTTTGTGGAGTTACAGTAAATGATCCACCGTTATTGATTTGTGACCAGCGATCAAAGTTGAAAGATCCGCTGCTTGTGTTGCTAGTGAAACTACGCTGATTGATGTAGAAGTCACCGTTAATGATCTTATTCTTTCCAGCGTAGAACTGATTAGAGCCACCTGAAGCAGTGCTCCAAGTGAAGTCCATGTCTGTCCCAGATGCCTTTGTCAGCACTTGACCAGTAGTGCCACCCTTAAGATCTGCCATAGATGAGTCAATAGCATCCACAGCTGTGCGGATGGCAAGTGCGCCATTCTTTACGAGGTCTGTATTGTCTGGCTCTGGCCAGCTAAAGTTGGGACTTGTTGCCATTTATGCTAGTGCTCCTGTCGCGTTGTTCCAGTCAAGTGTACCAGTTACACCTGTCCAGATTGTTGAAGATGGTAGGACTGTGTCCCATTGTGTGGTAGAGAGTGAGAACTCTGTTGCTGTGATGTAAAGCGTGATGTCCACAAATGTTGGAGTGGCACGAAGGGCGACATTCTCCACGAAGCCCTCGAAAGTACCGCCTAGCAAGTTGCTTGGTAGGTTCTGGATAAGGACTGGCTGACCAAAGTAAATCCCGATAAGGCTGTCAAGCATTGCGCTCGGCATGTCGGGATTGTCTAGACGGAAGGTAATCGCCCCAAGTGAGCCTTTAGGCACACGCCTTAGATTAAGCTCTCTATTGGCGATCTCAGTGATGTCTGCAAGGTTCTTAATGTTGGACTCAGATGAACGCTCAAAGAGGCCGTAAGAGGCTATAGAGTTCGAATCTGAGGTGCTGTAGGTGCTTGCGTATCCTGTGCCGTATTTGTAGATAAGGCTGTTACGGATGCGAGAAACCTGAGTTTGTGAAGTGATAGAGCTTGGGGTTGCATACGCGCCATCGAGGTAAGTATAGCCATTTGCTGCGAGGTCGTTAGATCGGTGGTCTGCATCTGCATAAGAGACATCCCCATCCTTCTCTTCGTACATCTGACCAAGGGCAGAGGTAGCAATCTGATCGACTAGGGTCTGGCTCTTAGCCGTAGGGCTTGCAGCTTGGCTAATCATTGTGTAGAAGCCAGAGTCCACTTCACCAATGTAAGTCTCAGCATTAGCCCAAGTGACATCTGCTGGATAGGTTGCCCATGTGACAGTTGGAGTTACTTCATTCCAGTTAAGGTTAAGGGCAGAGCCTAGGATTGCTGCGATCTGTGCGCCATCTAATCCTTCTGCAAGTGCTGTGTTATAGACAACCTTTGTTAGTTTAGCCAGTGCGCCAATGCCTAGAATCTTGCCAGTGGTGATGTAGCCAGACTCCTCAGGGCTACGCACTCCGATAGAGAAGTCAGAAACCTCGCCACCGAATACAGTGACATAAGTGCCAGATGAGTTCTTAAGCTCTAAGGTAATTGGCTCTGTGACATTGATGGTAAAAGGTGAATTGTCTGTATTGATGATCTCTACTTGGCAGTAGCCAGCAGTAGCCTGACGATCAATGTCTAAGCGACCAGATGCATAGGAAACAGAGGTGACAGTCGTATAGACATCATCACCTACTGTCACGCGCCATTCTGGAAGCCATGTCATTAGTAAGCCCCACCTCGTAGAGTTCCACGCTGGACTGCATCGATAAGCACTTGGTCAATAGCCTCAGCAATAGCGTTAGGGTCGCCAATGCCAGTGTTTACAGTCACAGAGAAGTTGTACTCACGACCATTAGGACTAATGCCTGAGATCATGCCTGTGTCTGGAGTGAACTCTTTGAGATTAGGTTGGATCTGTGTGATGACCCCACCAAGGGCGGCGACATTAGCGTTAGTCTCAGCAATGGTTGTCGCTGGAGTTAGACCCACCACGCTAGGAGCTGGAGTTGGCTTAGATGGTGTTACCTTTGAGCCAGTTGAAGCAAGATTAATAAGACCTAGAAGTCGTAAAGCTTCCTCTAGGTTTGAGATGTTAATTAAGTCTTTAGGCTTTAGTGTGTCAAGAATTGACTTGATGTCTAGAAGTTTGAGGTTCTGTGCTCCCAATGCGCCTAGCACTTTGAGGTCTGCGTTGAGCTTGTTAGTTGCAGCGATGATGGCTGCCTCATCCTTAGCTGCGATTGCATCTTCTAGGGCAAGGATAGACTTCTTAACATTGAGGCGAGCAACATCATTAGCGATCTGCAAGATCTGTGCTCCAGTTGTAGCCTTGCCTAACTGCTCTGCTTGATTAGTAAGAGCTGCCGCAATCTGGATCTTGTCCATGTCAAAGACTTCTTCACCCTTATTGAGGGCAAGGTTAGCCTTGTCGATCGCTTGCTGAAGTTTCTTGTTCTTTAACTGCGCGGCAGTCTCTTTAGTAAGAGCCTTATTCTGTGCAGTTGTTTTCTTTGTGATAACGAACTGGCTTTGTAATGATTTGAGGTGAGCGTTATCGGCTGCTTGCGCTGTGGCTGTCTGTACTCCAGCTTCACGCAATACCTCTAAGTATGTTCCCAAGATAGGAATCATGCCTACATTAAGATTACCCAATACAGGGATGTCCTTGAGTTTAGCCGCTAGAACTCCAACACCACGAATAACATCTGCAAGATAGGTTGCAGTCTTTTCCATGTTAGCAGCTAGATCTGCAACGCTCGTGTCTTCACCAAGGTTGGTCAGTGCATCGATTAAACCAGTGCCGATGATCTCGCTGACATTAGCGGTTGCCACGCCTAGCTTGTCGATTGAACCTTGGAAAGTATTAGCGGAGGCGGTTGCTGATCCTGCGAAGGTTGTAGTTAATTGCTCTGTGATGTCTTGGAAAGACTTAGCCTTAAGGTCTGCCTTTGAGATACCGACACCAAGCTTGCTAAGAGCTGTATTGTTCCCAAGGTATGCACGACTCAATGCCGCTGTTACGACACCCAAGTCTTTGCCTGTTGAGGCTGCTATGTCTAAAGATAGATTGAGAAGTCTCTGTGCCTCTGCTGTGTCGCCCGTGGCGACTGCCAATGTCTGATAGGCAGGGCGTAGCAAGTCATCGACAATGCCGAACTCGCTTTGTAATCTCTGGATGTATGCCTCAGAAGTAGCAGCATCTCGACCAAGCCCAACATTCTTTAGGGCTAGTGCTAACTGCTTTTGTGCCTTCTGATCTTCTGCCGCGGCTTTGACGGAAGCCTTGCCATAGGCTACGACTTGAGCAGTACCAAAAGCCAGACCGAAGGTCTTGGCTAGTTGCTTTACATTCTTAGTCAGCTTCTCTGTAGAAGTCTCCGCTTGCTTGAAAGCCTTTTTGCCTGTGAACTCCGCTGCAATGTCAATGAATACATTAGCCATGATTAACCTCTCACAGTTGCGCGAGCATTGAGTTTGTCCGCTGCGTTCTTAATTGCCGCCAAGACAGCTTCTCTAGCCTTGCCATTGTTCTCATCGTATGCGCGAAATAATGCGCGACCTTGCAGCTTGCCATCACCTTTTGATTGGGATGAATACTTATTGTTTTGGTTCTGAACGAATCTGCTCTGTGGAGTCTTGCGACCCATGGTGTCATAAATAGCACCAGCGGCAGTCTTATTAAAAACTCGTGCAAGAGATCTAAAGCCAGAGCGATTCGGCTTGGAAGGTGTTGTCTTGTATCCAACTCCAGCCTTAACGATCCGAGCGTTATAAGTAGGGAATCGACCTTCTGACATTTGTCTAGGCAGCCAACCGCTCAGCACTTGACCGTCATCTGGTAGATAACCCCTAGCAGCCTTTGTAATTGGCTTAAGAGCTGCGCCAACCTCTTTAGGCAATGCCTTAGCAAGATCTGGAGTGAATTGACGAAGCGACTTTCTAAGAGCGATACCGCCCTTTACGCTTGCTGGCATCGCTCACCTCTTTCGCTTCATCTTTAAGCCCTTGCACAAGTGCATCGAGCATTGTCTTATCTAGATCTAACAACTGCTGTGGCGCAATCCCCAACCTAATGCTTAGCCTAGCAATTAGGTAGGTGAACGGAAGATCGCGCTTTAAGCTAAAGGGTCAGAGTCAAGCACCTCAACACTTTTAAGTGTCTCAATGAACTCCATCCCGAAAGGCTTAACAGATTCACCTGACCTGCGTGTTACTTCCCATGCTAACCAATAGACATCGCTCTGCTTTTCTTCATCGCGGAACGCCTTATGGAAGCCCTTTTTAGCGTACTGCTCAAACGCATACTCCACTGCTGGAGTAATCTCGCCTTCTAGTACGCTTCCATCATTACGAACTATCTTTAGTCTTGCCATGGTTTGCCCCTTTGTTTAATTGATTATGAAGTTGCTACTGCGATTGTGCCGTTTACATTCCAAGTTACTGACTGTGTGCCAAGGTCTGCAACTGAACCATTTACATCGGTTGTGTTGTTTACTAGGCATGTCATTGTGTAGCTTGGGTTAGTTGCTGACACTGCTGCGCTTGTCTGCTTGATGACTACAGGAACAGATGTTCCCCATGCGGCCTGTAGAGTCTGAAGGACTTCACCTGTTGCTGTGTCATTTAGGAAGTCGATTGTGATTGATGATGCTTCTAGACCCTTAACATACTTGTGACCTGAGTCACCCATTGCTGTTACTTCTAGTTCATCGAATGTGCGGTTAATTGTAATGCTTGTTACATGGTCGCTTAGATCGACTGAGTTCACAGTGACCGAAACTCCGTTATTTAGAAATACAGCCATTGGATTATTCCTCGTCTTTCTTAGTTACTGGCTTAGGTGTTGGTGCTTGCTTAACCTGTCCGATCTTGATCAGAAAGGCTTCATTCTCTTTTTCCCAATCGGACATAATTAACTCCAACTCGTTAGGATACTTACGGACATCTCACAGCTGAGCAGATCGCCTGAAGCAGCGTTGAGAATACTTGGTGCGCTGATTGCGCTTACATTATAGACCAGAGATGATGCCGCTAACTTAGCGAACACGCCAACGACAGTATCTTCAATGCCGTTGAGATTTCCCTCATTGTCAAAGAGTGGAACTGTCATGATGATCTTGAAGTTAGCCATTGGGCTGATTGAAATCTGACTGTTGTTGTTAGGTGTTAGATAAGGATCATCTGGAGACACGATCACAGAGTTAGCAAGGACTGTTGCAGGTGGAAAGGCAAAGGTCTGCCACTTGGAATTGTCCACAAGTGCAGTTGCAAGTGTCGTGCGAAGGGTTGTAATAGGTGCGGTCATTACCCCACCATAGATGTAGGTGCGAGCGCGTGTGCTATCAATCCTCTGACCTTAGCGAGAAGCTGTGCGCTCATTCGGTAAGGTGAGGGCTGGAAATCTACAGCGTTACTGCCTGAAAGGGTGGCTGTACGCGCTTGCCAGATTTCAACAGCGATCATCAAAGCTGCGTTCTGAATTGCTGCATCGGCAGACCAGTCCACATAAGTGTCTGCTGTTACTGTGCCAAAAGGTTGGACTGGATGCTCTACTGCTGGAGTGTTGTTGTTGCCTGTGATTGCGTAAGTGATTGAGTAATCGCCTACTCCAGTGAGAGTCTTTGACCCGTTGTGTTTTGAGCCATTGCCAGCGATAACTACTGTCTGACCCACATAAAAGACTTTTTCTACTTTGTCTTGAAAGTAAAGTGTGCCTGTTTTCGCTGTGTTGCTATGTGCAATGTTGAAAGTTGCATTAGTCCAGAGCATAGGCAGTAAAACTGCATCTGAAGCATCACAGACTTCTTGCAAGGTTGCATCGGGATACAGCGTACCGACTCCGAGTGTTGAGCGGAGTTCTGCGACTGTTACAAGTGACATCCCGATTCCTTTCTAAAGACCCTGAGGGGCAGAGGGCTACTGCCCCTCAGAGC